TCACCTGAAAAAACAAATGATAGTACTCGCTCAGAGATGGTACCTGGATGGCTTGAAGACGAAAAAACTAAAAATAACACAGCAGCTGATGAATTATCGGAAAAAGAAAACAAATTAGATATCGATCAGTTAAAAGAATTTTTATTAAGTGAAGCAGCTCATGTCCAAAAAGAAATTAACATTTCAATATTGACTGAAGAAAACCATAATCAGATGGGAACATACGAAAAAATGGGATTTGACCGTCAAGAAGCGATGGATATCTTAATAAAATTCCAACAAATGAATATTTAATAAACACGTATTTTGTGGATTGTTATGACCAACACTCACGCTTATTCTGTATGCGTAAAGCAGACTATGAGCACCTACACCTATATGCTAAGATGATGATGACAACATATAGGAGGTCTATTACTTATGGGCTTATTTGGAACTAAAAACGCTAAAACTATTACAGATACAGAATTTTCATGGAAAGATAATAAAATTAAAATTACAGATACATATGTAGAGTCTTCAGGTCTAATTAACGTTGTTCGTGTTCCTAAGAAGCACATTGAAACGGTGACCTATGAAATCAAAACAGGAAAAGTGTCTATTTCTGTAGATATAAACCTGATTGGAAAAGGCGTAGTACTTGGAACTATTGCTGTTGGTATCGATTTAAAAGAAGAGATTCAAGATTGGTTATTGAAAAATTTAAACTTATTGTAGGGGAATTGTATGTACGATACCGTTATGTTATATTTCTAATTGCGTAATGGTATATTGCGTCCATAATTCTTATATAGATCGCCCAATGGTCTATATAAACCTGTAGTGCGTCACACTACAGAAAACCCTACTGTATGTATCAGCAGTAGGGTTTATTTTCGTTCTTTTTTGTTAACTAATTGCAACCTTTTAGCAAGACTTTGGCTGCGCACGTCGAATTACTACTGGTGAGGTGATGGCGTGGTGATGAAAGAATGGTATTCAATCCAAGAAGCAGCGGATACGTTGGGTATTAGCCATACTTCTATTTCCAGATACCTACATACTTATCCGGACTTTTTCAAAGTGAAATCTGTTGGTAGAAAAAAGATGATCTTTAGCGAAGGATTACCCCTGCTCCGGCAGATAAAAGAATTATATGCAAAAGGTATACAGACGCATGAGATTTTGGAGCAGCTGCAAGGATCTATCCCAGTATATCATGATGTAAATAATGATGATGTGGTGAATGATTTTTCGTTGGCAAAGATGGAGCCATTTCTAAAAAATTTGGAGACAATAGTTACCCAGCAGCGAAATTTATCTGAACAAAACACGCTTTTAGTGGAACAAGTTATAAAATCCGATCAACGAGCAGAGCAAATACATGAGCAATTACTGCAATCAGATAAACGGAATCAGGAACTTCAGGGCAAACTACAAGATCTTACAGACAAAATGAATACCCTTATAGAAATGCAGGAAGCAGCTGCTACAACAGAAAAACAACCGTGGTATAAACGAATACTAAAATAAGCGCGGCAGCAAGAATCCCTTGTGGACGTCTTGTTGTTTTTCTTTCACCAATAGTGGTACACGATTTTTTATAGAAATGGAGATGATTATTTTGACTTGGGACCAGTCGATTCATGAGTTTCTTTTGTACATGCAAGGAAACGGCCGAAAACTCTCTACTGTGCAACGATATCGTTATGATTTGGTGTTATTCGCTTTATGGGTAGAAAATAGCGAGGGCGCCCTGCAACGCCCATTTAAACGGAATATAACTACAGATAGATTTAAACAATATTTAAATGCAGCGAAAACAACCCGCAATTGCTCCTCTACTTCTTTAAAAAGAATTAGCGGGGTAATTATAAACTTTCTAGATTATCATGGAGTATTCCTGGACTCTGTAGATCGCGGGAAGCAGGAGTTGTTGCAGTTACATAACTTTGCTTCTGATACAGAAATCGAACGGCTGCTGCAGACAATGAAAAGTTTGGAGGAATTAACCCCCTACCAAGTAGCCGGCAGAAGTCACATTCTTAATCGTAATTTACTCATCGTACGTTTAATGATCTATTACGGATTTAGTATTCATGATCTCACCAATTTAACCATGCAGGATGTTAACTTTGGACAAGGCGTACTATTACCTACTGCTGCAGGTGGTATAAAACGCGCTATTCCCTTACATGAAACTGATCGTAAATTACTCTTGGCCACATACAAAGACATCCCAGAACCCGTACAACCGCGCCAAAATACGCTAGACCCACTTTTCGTAACGTTTCACCATGCTACAGGTACGTTCCAGTGGGATTACAGTACGGATTCGCCAAAAAAATTAACAAAAATAGCAATACAGCGAATGCTACAAAAAGAAATTAAACGTGCAAACATTCACCATCTCTCCCCCACTACACTACGTAACCGGCACATACTGGATTCGCTCCGGAGTGGAATTAACAGTGCAGAGATAAAGGTTCTACTTGGTATGAAAAGCATAGAAGCAATGCACCGATACATTATCTTTTGGCGCTCCTCCCCTCTCTCAGATAGATATCGGAAAATTTGGAGAGCGCATATGTAAAATCCATACAGAAACCCTATTGTATAGCGGTTTCTCTTTTTTATCTTAAAAAAGTGTTACCTTAGTGACACTTTTTTGTTGAAAAGGTGTTACCTTAGTGTTACTATATTAGTGAGACATAGATTTTAAGGAGATGATAAGTATGTTTTTAACAGCTTCTGTGGATGCTGGGAACGACGCATTAAAGGCCTATATTGGCGGATTAGAAGAAGAGAATAAGGTTTATATTCCGAATGTAGTGAAGAAAATGGAGGATCGTCCAATTCTATCTTTAGGTGATGATCCACTTGCTGAATTACATTTACGTATTACAAGTAGTGCGATTAACATCTCCGGTACTTATGCAGTTGGTACATTAGCGGTAAAGGAAAAAGATAGCTCACATATTCCTGCTACTGTTATGAAAAGTGATTCAGATCAAACAGTAATTCTAGCACTTACAGCTTTAGCTTACTATGCTGCAATGAACAGTAAGGCAAAAAAAGTAGATGTAGAGTACTTACTGTCGTCAGGGCTTCCAGTAGATGAAGTGAAAGCTGACAGACGCGCCTCATTTAAAGAGAAGTTAGTTGAAGGAACGCACGTTATCGAATTTAAAAAGACACCATTACTAGAAGGTAAAACAGTAAACATTAAATTCCGTGATGCATTCATGAATGTTGAAGGATTCGCAGCAATGGTTAACCTGACTGTAGACGATAAATTACAAGCCATTAACAATGATTTGAAGCAGAAGAATATACTTCTAAATGATATGGGCGGTAATACTACTGATAAAGCTGTAATCCGCATGGGACGAATCGATAATGAATATTCATCAGGTTCTCCACTAGGTATTGGTGAATACTTAGATGCAATCAAAAAAGAGGTATTTACAACATTCCGTGTAGATGTTTTCAAATCTCGTAGACAGCTTGTTGAAAACATGACTGCAGAAAAAGAAGCGTATGTAATTAGACCTCATGGAAAAGCTGAATCGTACCAAGCAATTGCTGAAAAACATCTAATGGAATTTGCAATGAGAGAATATGCGGATCTAGTTGAAAAGTGGAAAGAAGTTGGAGATTTACATTGTATTTATAATGTAGGTGGATCAGCTGCAATCGCGAAACCTTTCTTAGAGCAAATAAATAAAGAGAATAACCAATTTGAAATGTACTTCCTAGATACTGAAGAAAGTATTTGGAGCATTGCAAAGGCTTATTACAAACTACTATTGATTATTGCTAAGCAAAAGGGACTAGACCTAAAAAAATAGGTGGTATACATGAAGAAAAATAATAGTGTTGAACCTGGTAAAACCTTCTCTGTTAAAGTGCCTGTTAACGCAGATCCAGTAACGTTGGATTTCTTAAATAGAGAACGTTCGATTTCACGAAACAAATTAGTTTATGGCATTGTTGATCGCGAAGCTAAGAAAGAGCAAGGTTCTGAAATTACACTCCCTATTAACTTGGATTTAAGTGAATCGGAGAAAGAAAAGCTTTTAGAGCCTAGCACTCTTAGATCAATCGAAGTTTTTATACAGACTTTAATCGGGCAACAAAAAGAAGTAAGCACTACTCCTGCTGCTGAACCAACAAATGAAGTAGGAGCAGATGATATAGCAGGATTTATGGACTATCAATAAATTGAATACAAAAAGGGAACGCTCTTCCCAGCTTGGCGGCAATGAAAGAGCGTTCCCTACACATTATCTATGAGATGAAAGGATGATTTGACATGGCAAATACCCTATACAAAATCACAAATAATGAGGTTATTGTACCACAACATAAAAGCAAAAGTGAATTTTTCGGAATGTTCCGTAATTATATGATTGCGAAATATAATGCAGTTAATGAATGGTTTGGTATCGATGGAGCAGCTTCAGATCGCGTATGGTTCTACGGTACTATTTCTTTAGCTATATTCCTATTATCATTCACTTATCTTTTATCAGGCCTAGTATTCGGCTTTTAAGGCATGGTGATTGATATGATAAACCATAAAGAACTTATGCAAGAAGCTTGGGATATGGCTAAACGTGGCGCAGTTCGTTTTGGTGGAAAGGCTAAAGAATATTTATCGGCTTCTTTAAAAATCGTTTGGGAGCAGGTTCGTAAAGTAGTTAAATTAAATTCTAAACTAGTAGATATGGAACAAATGCTAGATTCATTGCAATCCACTAGAAGGGAGTATGCAGCATATGTTTACAATGTGCTGCTTCCTTTTGCAAAAGATGGGCAACCTATAACTAAAAAGATCATGAACGCTATTTACAAAGTAATAGGCTTTAAAAATAGTATTGATCCTGGTACTAAATCCATAATTAGATACACAAAACGATATTCAACAGCATCATACTATTTATTAGCAGATATTAAGCGGCTGCGTAATACTTCTAAAGCTACTAAATATATAATTGAGATTAGAAATACTGCAGTTGCTGTACACTGGATTCCGAAAAGTATTTTAGGTAAAAACAAGGAAATTCCTGATTGGTTTATTAAGGAAAAAAAGCTATTCTTGATATAAGGAGTGATTTAAAAATGTCTATCGAAGCACATAAATGTAACGTTACAGGGTGTAATGGCCTTGTAGTTTTTGAGAATGCAGATTTTGATTTACAAAAACCTGACACGATTAAAGGCGTTTATGCCCTGGATAACCCGGCTTGTAACGTGTGCGGTAAGGAATTTTTAGTAGTGCCTAGCTATTCTGTTATTGATTTTGATGAAGATACACAAGAATTCGAGGAAATTCAACCTGCTTGTATAACAGAGTGGCAAAAACAAAAGATTTAAACGAAATTAGTTTTCTATCACAAGGGGATGGGATTAATGCAAGAAAGAATAGATGAATTAAACGCTGAAATGGAACAAGCTATGGACAAAAAAGAATTCTTGAAAATTTTATTGCTGAAAGTATCATTAATAAACAAGAAATTCCGGAAGTTGTTTTAGTTACTTTAGGACAAGAAATTCGCAGGTTAAAAAGAGTTGTTAAGGATTGTAAATTCAGATTGGCAACGTATAAATAAAAGCGTTGTTCAGGCAGAAAGGAGGGATATCATGCCATTCGTAATACGTGGTGACGGGTTCATATTAACTGAACCAGGAGAAGAAAAAGAATTAGAATTTGAAACATATGAGGAAGCAGAGCGTACGCTTCAACTTATACAATTCCCTATGCATAACCCAAATGCAAAAATAATTGAAATTTAATTTTTAATGTGACGGAAATACCGCCACATTGTGTGATAGGGTGTAAAAAATGGAGGTGCGAGTAGATGAATGAATTACGAATCGATGGAGCAGTCCTAGATTATAAGGATTGTGCAGAAACGCAAAATGAATTATTTAACAAGTTAATCCGCTTTATAGAATTAAAAGCACATCAAACACATAAGGATCGTATTGAAGTTATTAATGCGTGTGACTATTGCGGACATGCATTACAAAAACCCTATGACTCCTTTGCAAGTGAAGTAAATCCTTCTGATATATGGTATATATCCATACTAGATGAAAATGAAGAAGACTGGCTAAAAATTATGGGTGAAGATGCTGATTTCACTCAAGAACAAATACTGATTTATCGTTGTCAGGCATGTGGTAAATGGGAGATTTGTAACGACGGTTAACTATTAGAATATGGTTCTTTATTTTGGAGTAGGTGCCTGAAACATATTTTAAACAAAGGGGAAATGAGTATGTATTATGCAAATGAAGAACATAAACGTAACTATTTAAGATTATTAACTGAAAAAGGAATTAAACACGGTAAAGACCCTGAATATGAAGCAGTATTTTATATCACTGCTTACCCTGAAATTCACAAGTGTTTTGACTGGAATAAGTTTGAAACGGAGTATTCGCCATTAGGAGCATTATTATCTAAGGAACAACAACAAGGAGTAAGTACAGCTCCATTGACTAGTTCTACTTTACCACTGGTACAAGCAGGACAATCGCTATTCAACGGATATAAAGTAATTTTATCGGATCTTGCTTTATACAACGAAGAACTGTTCAATGTTTTTGTACAAGCTTGTAAAATACGCGGAGGAATATAAAACAAAAAAAGCCGTCATTTGACGGCTCTTATTTTTATTTATCTTCATACCACCATTTTTTACGATCAAGGTATTCTTTCATTGCTTTTAATTGTGTATCACTCGTAGGATCTGTTACTACGAACATTAATCCGTCTCCTTTGAGTATAAATGTACCTGTCATATTAAGAGATTTCATAGCTCCTGCTACATCAGGGACCTCATATGGTGAGAACGCTCCTGTTTGAATGATGTTTTGTTTAGTCGTCTGAACAGGTGCAACACCTGAGCTGCCTCCACTAGTTTCTTGTCCAAAGTAAGCAAAAATTACTGCTGATGTAATTGCGTCCACATTCCACTTAGCCATATCACTATCGTTATCGATAAATCCAGCTTCTATAAGGAAGAATGGGCAGTTACTTGAACGGATTACTCCGATGTCTGGGCGGATTTTAGCGCCACGGTCTTTCCATCCAGTACGCTTAGCGATTTCAGCTGAAATACGAGCTGCCATAGGCGCTTCTTTCTCAGAATAGCAAAGTACTTCTACCCCATGTCCTGCCCCATTAGAAGCATTATTATGCCAAGCAAATCCGACATCGTTTGGTCTGTCGTTGATATTTCTAACTTGGTTTCCTACAATAGCGTTCTGCGTGCGACCTACATTGTCCGTATCATCCTCTACAGAATGTCCTAATGCACGTAACTTTCTAATAAATTCTCCGTTAGTTTGATCGCCTAAGAGGTGTTCTTTTCTACCTCCATAATTAGCTCCTGGTACAATCGCGTTATGTCCTCTATGACTTGATACTCTCATTATTCAACATCTCCTTATTTTTGATAAAAAAAGAGCACTACCATTTTGGTAATGCTCAAAGTAAACCTTTGTTTTGAAGCGTCTCTTTCTGCTTCTGACGGTGTTTAGATACGTAGGTATTAGTTACCATTGTACCGATTGCAATACTCCAACAGACGAAGCTTACAACGGCGCTAATCGTATCATCTGAAATAACGTGGTATCCTAGTGAATCTAGTAATAGTTTTAAAGAACCTAAAAAACCAGATAATAGAATAGCAATTTCAGGACTAACATATTTTTTTACTGCCTCATTCATTCTTAATCACCCCCTTTCAAGGCGCATATATGTAATTACTTTCCTGCGAATTTAAAAAGGGCCATTATCCCACCTGTGATAATAGCCCCAACTACTGTAGTTCCAATCCAAAATACTAATTTATCTAATCGATCTATACGCAAGTGAGCGCTTTTGGCTGACTGTTGCGCTTCAATTGCAACATCCTTAACATTGCCGAGTGTATCTAGCTTAGTTTCAACTCTTGTTAATCCAACTAATAACTCCTTAAAATCATCATGCTTTTGCTCCGGCATTAGGTCACCTCTTTCCAAAATAAAAAAGACCAGCTTAGGCTGCTCTAGTTTTTCATTTATTAATTTTTATAGTAATACTTCGGAAGGTTCCTCTGGCTTTACTTCTTCCTGTTTTACCTCTTCTTCTGGCTTTACCTCTTCCTCCGGCTTTTCCGGTTCCTTCGGCTTTTCCTGTGAGGCTTTCGTAATACGATCTAAACAATCCCTGCAAATTTCCTGATTACCAATATTCATGGTATTTGTATTGGTGCCGCAAATACTACAAAATTTCTCTGCGGTTCTGATAAATAGATTAGAACTATCCGAGAATAACTCTACTTTTGTATTCGGTTGAATACCTGCCGTTTGTAACATGTCTAATGGCGCTTTGATTGTTCCATCTTCCCCAACTACTGTTAAAATCCCTAAAAATTTATTCATGTTATTTCTCCTTTATTTATTAAGAACCTTGTACAAATTTCCAATAATTATCGTAATAATATATTCCAAATCCTTTATATCCATTGCCTATCCAAAAATTCCCCTGCTGAGAACCTGGTGTAGTACCAAGCGAGGTAAATCTAATAGCTGGGACTTCAATCGTGGAGTTGAAATTTGCTCTTTTGGAATTAACCCAAAATCCATCTTGGGCTGTGATACCGATATTACCTGCATTCGTTAAACGAATATTACTTTCTGCTCCATTCAAATCCACGTATCGATAATAAACTCCATTACCATCTTTATAAATACTTCCAAAGTTTTTACCGGATCCGTCACCTTCACCTAGTATGATGTATGGATTTCGAGTTTTACTTTTTCTTTCATTTTCAAACCCTATTACCATCTTATCTGACCCTTGATTCACAAAACGTACAACCTGGTTTTCCATATGCAAATGTTCAGTTGAATTACTTGTTTTTATTGTCATACCAATGAGCAATCCCGCTTTTAACCAGGATGCTTCTACTTTACCAACTAGATCGATTAAAGCTGCTGAGATTTTAATCTTTTCTGCCGTTTGATTTATGGATGAAATAATACTCCCTTTTTCTACTTTCGAATTGATTTCATCAGCCTGAACTTTAAAGCGGGCATTCATAGTTTCTACTACTGCATCGTCTCTACTATCAACTTCATTTTTTGTATAAACATTTTTCGCTTCTGCTTTGAATTCAAGGGCTTTAGAAGTTTGGGTAAACTTAGTATTCATTTCTGTAATTTTCTTATTATAATCCTCTGTTAAAACACGACTCGCTATATCATTAACTAACTTGTCATAATCAGTGTAATCTTTAGGGTGTAATGTGAAATAACTAGCTACCTCGCCACGTTGTAACATCGGCTTAGAGAACCACAATTCTCCGTTTTTCGTTACGTATACACGTAATTCCATTCTTACAGCTGTGTCCGGAACTGTCACTGTATGAGATGTTTTTGTCCATACGTTATCAACCACCTTGGTACTCCATCCCATTGCAGTTAACTGCGTGTTATTAATATCCCAACAAACAATAGCGCAAGATAAGTAAGAATTTGCATGTTCACTTAACTTCTGTGTAAATAGAGCTAAAGAAGCTGTGATTTTTTCTCCTGGAGTAACAGATATCTTAGTGGTTGATGTCACATTTGTATGAACGTTCGCCGTCTGATTAACCCCTTTTAAACGCATTGATGGGCTACCGTTATATAGGTTAGTCGCATCTACTTCAGCAGTGAAATTTGCGTTATTAGATTTATACCAATATTTGAATCCATCAGCGAATTCAGCATCTCTTAGCAGCTGAGTGCTACCTAATCCACCTGTATATTCTTCGACAAATTGACTATCAACCTTCGTTTGAATAGCTTTCGCATTGGCATCTATTTTAGAGTTATGTTGTTGTAATTCAGTTGTATGCTCTTGTTGAATTTTAGAGATATCCGATATATTTACTTTTAATCCGCCTACCGTTTGCGTTACATCAGATACTTTTTTGTTAGTTGTAATTATTTCTTTATTAGCATTATCAGCGGCCTTCTGGGCGTTTTGCGCGTTAGTATTGGCTGTACTAGCTGTATTCTGCGCATTATTTGCAGCTTTATTAGCATTATCCGCCTTTGTTTCTACCGTTGTCACATGCTTATTTGTCTCTGTTAACGTCGAACTAACTCTATCAACACTAGTAATAATTTCAGCAGTCTTCTTTTTGAATTCTGTATTGGTTGTGATGTCACCAGGTGATTTAGACCAGTTGTCTTTCGTATTACCTTGAGCAAGTTTTACACCTGTTACATAAACAACTGATCCAACAGGAGTTCCTTGACGTTGACCAAAATAAACACGTACTTTACCGTGTTCAATTTTGCAATTAAAATGGAACTGATGCCATTTACCATCTCTCATTTCTCCTGGTACATTACTTATGAAGTATTTAACACCAGGCTGCCCCGTTAACCCATCTGCATTATCCTTAACTCCTAAAGCTGGTACGCTCTTAGAATCATCGGTCTGAGATCTTGCCCACATAGAAATAATTCCATCTCCAAGTGGCATTTGTAAATCTCTGTAAATCCATATATCACCTGTTTCACCTATTCTTTCAATCTTTACATATTTATTAAAGCCAGGCATCTCGGAGTTATTTACATCAGCAAACGTACCAACAGTAACTTTAACATTGGCTCCACCCATGAGCTTCCAGCCTTCTAAATCAGCTTCAAAATCTGAGTTATCTAGTAAGTTTCGGGATGTAGATAATTGATTTTCCATTGTAGTTTGTATTTCAGTAATCGTTTGCTTTGTCCCATTAGCATCTTGAACAATTTCATTTGTTTTCTTTTGAACTTCATCAATCGTATTACCTTGTGCATTAACTTGTTTATTCGTAACACTCAATTGTTCAATTTGTGTTTTGACTGCTTTTTCTGTTTGAGTAATCTTGGATTCATTTTCAGTAAAACGTTTGAGATAGTTCTTGTCATTTGCAGTAATTACATTTGCAGTATTTGCTATACCTTCCTGCAATGCCTTTTTATCAATCTCATACGACTGTACTTTAACATGACCCTCTAAGGCTTTATCAATTTCAGTTCTCTTGTAAACATCTTTGATATCAGCCTTATTTTTTATGTCAGTTTGAATTTGTTCCTTAACCCATTCCTGATTAACTTTAGATCCAACTTCAGTTTGGAGTTTCTTAATCTCATCCTCAATACCTTTTATATCAGCATCTATAATAGAAGTGTCGGGAGTTAATCTATCCCAATTCGTTCCATTCCACAGATAAAGGATCGGCTTTTCTGGGTTACTTATGTCTAACCATAATGTCAAATCCTTAATAGGATTAGAGGGCGGTGTTGTACTTTTTATAATTTTTGTTTGAAAATCTTTTTGTTTTATTACAACAGCATCTGCGATATCCTTTGCTATTTTCGCTGCTTCGGACGCATCATCGGCAGTCTGTTTGGAATTGTTAGCCGTTTCTTGGGCTTCTTTCGCTAGTTTTTCAAGTTGCTCAAGAGTTTCTTTATTCGCTTTATCACCTAATGACCCAAGAATTTTGTTATATAATTTTCTTAATTCTTCATTCGGATCAACGATTTCCCGATAATCACCAAACATATATCTATCTTGCAATGGATTTTTATACGATTCATCACCAGCAATTGCTCTCGCTTCTAAATAAAGCTTAGGTTTGAAACCTTTATCCTTAATTCGTATCGTATCCCCTTCGAAAATCGACTCATGATCGAATCCGAATACACGATTGATACTTTGCGCTTCTACTTCATACGTGACTGCAGCATTTCTCCGTTTTTTTATCTCAATCTCCATTAACGTTTTTAATCGCTGCGGAGTCATATTTTGATTCTCGGTCTCAGGAGTATACAGACCAAACCTATGAAACCCTTGCTTATTCCAGAGTTGAAATGCCTGAGTATCTACAATGTATGGCAACCCTTTATTTATACTTTCAATTGTAATTACGGAATCGCCTTCACCCTTAACAAACCCTACAAGTGCTGTACAAATGTTTCTTGTGTTTTCAATCCGTTTAATACCGATAAGGTCCTTACCAAGTGTGATTTCTTTACCTTCGTCTTTCCCTCGTCGTTGGATCATATCGACATACCAACCAACGATTTGCGAACCCAGCACCTCGACCCTATACTGGATTTCTAAATGAAATAAAGAAGCTATATCTTTAAGGAATTTAAGAGGATCTATAAATGTATCAATGGTCATTGTATGGAAACCGGAGTATTCCGTAAAACCACGCTTCCATTTCGTTCCTGCTAAGGCCATATCCATAAACTCATTAACTGTTTTACTCTGAATCTTCTGTGGACGAATATAGTTCGCTTGGGCGATTTCCACCCACACAGCAGAGGCATAAACATGTATGGATCTATTATCAGTCGTCTGGATAGCTTCATCGATTGTGTAAGGGATAATACGACCGTCTCGTGTTTCTCGTAAAATTAAATTCTGCTGCATTAATGTCGCTGCAGCAGGTAAGCTTGTAAACACTTTAAATTCTAATCTATCAATGTTATTTTTAATTTCCCAATGTCGCAAATCATCACGATAATCGTTAGGCTGCAGGACTGCAACAATTTGCTCTGTACTATGATCCACGACGTGTAGTTGGCCACTAGGCTTCCTCATTTGTATCTCTCCCTAAAACTAATGGTAGCGTTACAATCAGCAGGCATAATATCCATGCGATTTTCTCCTTTTATAACAACAGGAAACTCACTGAAAAAATCCTTTAAATTTAAAGCATTTGTTCCGTTAATTGTTACAGCACTTTTTTCTGTATCGATTATTATTTTATCTCCTGTTTCGAATATGAATGGTTTTGTATTTTCAGATACATTGTTCACTTTCCATATCTTTAAATCTTCTATACACATATAAGAAACTGCAGGATGATTATCCCATCTACACAGCGCAATCATTACTTGTGCGATTTTTCGATTTGTCATTGGATTACTGTTATCCTCATCGTTGAAACGTTCCACAAGGGATGCTCCATCTATCTCTGTACCATCTATAAATTTAGCTACATATACAGACCATTGTTTCCCTCTTCTAGCAATACGCAGGCGCCCCCGAAATTGATTGAATGTAGTTGTATAAAAGCCGCTGGTATCAACTAATTTACGTAGACTACCTGGCGTCGATTCTGATCCGATTTTCATATGAGCTTTTGTAATTTCTGCAGTGACGTATAGATCATTCATGTTAATACGTGCTACGAGGTTACTCGAATCATCGAGCAGTAAAACTTCAATTCGTCCCATTTCCTCTATACTTTTGGATCTCAGATTTACCCATGCTTCCATTTCAAAATCTTGAATAGGGCCACCCGGAATGTTTTTCTTAGCAATTGCACCATAAAACCCTTTATCTTGTCCGTAATCTTCGCAATACAGCGCATGTCCGTCTTTTACCTTAAAACTACCAGTACCGTTCATGTCTTCGAATTTCCCTGTTACGGGAGTCCATCCTATTACTTTAGACATATCGTCCCACATAACACGTTCTCGCGCTTGTACCGGCTTTTCCGCAATTGAAATAGGATAACCAATCCTGAAATAATTACGCTCATTCGGATATTTCCCAAACCAAACATCTAAAAAAGTACTTGGTTTTTTTGCAGTGATCTCAATGTATGCAGGAGTTTCAGAGTCTACGCTTCCTCTATTAATAAAATTGGCTGTAGTTTCCGTTGACCAACTTTGTACAAAAGGAATTTTATTAACCGGTCCTAATTTATATGGCATAGGCGCTATAAAAGTAACTATGCCTTTTCCGCGATTAACTAGCTCATCAGCGTCAAAGGCACCGTCCACAACCGCCATATACGTTCTATCGGGTTCGTCATCGAAAATTAATTCGCATTCCTGAGCTGTAATTAACCAATCTGCTAAATCTTCCTTAACTTTTTGTAGATCAGCAATATTTTTCGCTCTAACAATAAGAGGTACGTCAATTTGACGTACCTCGACTTCTGTATCAAGTAAAATCGCTCCGGGTTTTCCAGGAGTAGTTAAGAAATTTCTCTTTATAGGAGCCCATGCAGGACGCTTCCTACCAACAGGCATTAATATATAATCTTTACGTTTACCATTAAACGAAAAGCTTTGATATTTTTCCATGCAATCACTCCTTAAAATCTACGTTTCTGTTCTTCTTCACGTGTTGTAAATTCTTTGTAATGTGGGTACGTAACATGAGCCACTTCACGACTATCAATCATACTTGTTAGGTTAATAGTTAAATTAAGTTCTTTATCATTTTCAGGATTAGCTTTTACCGCACTAAGCATTGCTGTTAAATTCGGTATTTTACTGAATGCAGCACCTGGTATTTTATTATTCATGTCATACATGAATTTATTAGATAAATTCTTTTGCGCATTATAAACTGCATTATTTATAGAATCTGCTGCAACATCTAAACTAATATTCCCTGTTATTTTTTCTCCTAAAGAATCTTTAACATTATCCATTACACCTGTTATTTTTTCTCCAAACGATTCAAAGTGTGTTACTACTTTATCAGTCATAGTGGATACGTTACTGAATAACGGCTGCATAAATGTATTACTATTGGCAGAATCCATTGCGCTTTCTAACGTAGTAAACGCAGAACTTGCTAAATTTGTAGCAGCTGAAACAACCGTTTTTACAGATCGGTTAATACCTACCGCAAAACCACCACCAAAATGAATACCTATTTTATCCCGTACCTTACGAGATGGAGATCGAACGTCAAGCCATCTTTTCGCGGCCTCAAACGCCATAGATGCTAAGCCACGAGCAGCACTAGCAGCTAAACTGCCACCACCACTAATACCGCGTGCGAAACCAGATGCAAAATGACTACCCAAACTATATGTATTGGATCCTTGCAGTCCAGATTCACCACTGTTCTTCACTTGGTTACCTGAACTTCTTGCATTTCCACTTTGCGATCCTAATCCACGCGCAAAATCAGCCCCACCTTTAACACCGAACGGCGAACCATTTATAGTATTGAAACCAGAGTGCGCTGCTCCCGCATTTCCTTGACCAGCACCTTGCGCGTTTCCGCGTTGAGAGCCGATTCCTTGCGCAAATTGATTACCACCCTTTTGCCCAGCGGGATTACCATTAATAGTATTGAAACCTGCATGTGCTGCCCCTGCATTACCCTGCGCATTACTTTGAGCATTACCACGTTGAGCACCAATTCCTTGTGCAAACTGATTACCACCTTTTTGCCCGGCAGGATTACCATTTACTGCATTGAATCCTTCATGAGCGGCAGCTATACTGTCTAGAGCGCTCCCTTTAATATATCCGCGTTGGGACATGATTCCGCCTGCAAAATCAGCTCCACCTTTACTACCACCACCTCCATCAGAGGTACCGGCTAAAGTACTTTCTACACCGCTTCGAGTTTGTGCTGCTGCGATAGCTGGTTGCGGATTTCCTGCAAGTCCGTTTCCTAATGACGTTGAAATGTCTGACCCAATTTGTGTAGCGTCCAATTTAGCACCATTACCGATTAATAGCGCAATAGCTTTGGCAGCAGTTTCTGCATCGATTTGTTTACTCTGCATACCTAAAATTAGGGATTCTACTGTAAATGAACCTTCTGCTCCAAGATCAGCCTTGGCATTACTTTTTATATCTAATCCAATCAGCTGTGCAGCTTGTGTTACAGAAATGGCCCCAATATTCATTCCATTTACAAGCGTCTGCATACCAGCTTGACCTTCTGCAGTAGCATCGATTTTCACGCCGTTTTTCACTTGTTGTTGGAAGTATTGGAATACAGTATCAAAAGATAAAGTACCGTTCTGAAGTCCTTGCATCCAGGTACCAATCGTCATTTGTCCATAAATACCAAGGTCGATATTAGTATCGTTAGCAAGTTTCACACCTAACGATGACTTGATTTCAGAAGTATCTTTCCCTATGAGACCTTGTGTAAAAGTCTGCATAGAAGACATTCCGCTTTCAGATAGATCCACTTTGTAAACATCTTTTAGTTTATTGGCGTTCGCTACAGCTACATCACTTGCTTGCAACTCACCACTTTTCAGTTTGTCTACGAATGATTTAACCGTAAATGTACCAGCAGGACCTAAATCCACTTTCATTTTCCCATCAATTTCTTTTGCCATTGTTTCAGCTAACATAATTGAGGATTTAGTTCCCTTAGAAAGTTCTTCAGTATACTGATTTAAATTTTCAATTTTGTCTCTGCCATATTGTTTTTCATAGTTTGCAAGTGCCTCTTTATGTGCTTTTTCCGCTCTATCTTGCTCACTATTAAAACGATTCATCGCTTCGCCATAAGTTTCTGCGCCAAATAATAATTCTTTATATTTCTCATACCAAGCAGCTTTTTCTAGCTCTTTCTTACGAGGATTCGCAAGAGCAAGTGCAGCATCTTCCGCTTTTAAATTATTTTCTAACGCTTTTGTCCCTTCGTTACGGATGCCGATTAAATCCATAACATGTTTTTTCTCGTATAGATCAATAGCATCTAAGGTAGCTTTACGGTCACCATCGTTTATTTTTCCTAATTTGTATTCTTTTTCTATCCTTTCACGCATATCATCAGTCTGCTTAGTTAAACCATCCATACCTTCTTTAAAGGTAACCATGATTTCCCCAAATTTCTTTTTACCTGCTTCTACACTTAACATACCACCTTTAGTGATACTTTCTGCTAATCCGGTAAGTTGACTGGCTTTATCGTAAAATAACTTAATATTATTATCGGCAACTGCCATTGCTTGTTGATATTGAGCAGCAAAATCTTTCGGCATTTTAGAAACATCACCTTGATATTTCTGTACACCTTCCATTAATACTTTATTGGCAGTTCTTGCTGCATCAATTTGTTTATTAATAGAGTCAACGATATTATTCTTAACAGTTTCTAAGGTTTTTTGTGCGCCCTCTGGGACAACTCCCATTAATTGAGCAAACATTACTTCAAATTGACCTTTTTTACCGTCTAACTCTTTAATGACTTCGTTTGTCATTTCTTGGAACGCTTGAATTGTTTCACTTTTTGCTTTTTCTGCTTCTTCACCTGTACTACGACGCAATTCCATCATATGAGTAATAGCTTTGTCTTTTAAATCTTGGTAATGCTGTGCGCCTTCTGGGACTTTTGAGAATGCTCCCGTTAACTTCCCTACACCTTGAATCGTACTAGCAATCATACCACCGAAAATTTCAGCGAATGGTTTGATGCACATTACCATGAAATCAACTACACCCGCAAGCGCGTCCCCCATTTGACGCCATACACTTACGGTTTTTTCACTATCACTAGATACAGAGTTAAACCCCGCTGAAAATGCTGATTTTATTTGCTCCCAACCTTCAGAAACGGCTGTTCGTAATTTTTCTGAAGCATCCCACATCTGCATGAGAGACCCGACAACAATGACGATACCTGCAGATATAACAGAAGCCATACCTGCAATTCGGAGCAACCCTAGAGCTAAATCACTTATAACTACCCATAAAGCTGCAAATGCCGCTTTCATTCCAGCAGCTCGTCCAATACCAATTGCCATTGGTGATAAGAGGAATGTCATAGCTACAGCTAAATAACCAAAATTCCCAACTGCAGCGGAAATACTAGGGTTTAGATCATTTAACTTATTGATTACTTCACCTATAGCAGTTCCTACATCTAAGATTACAGCAGCGACTCTACCCCAAGAATCCACAAACGGACCTGCAGCATCAGCCCAGGTACTTTTAAACTTCTCCCAAGAAAGTCCTAACGGTTTCAAACTATTTTGCAATTCTTTAACTTTTCGATCAGTCTCTGCTTTTAAACCGGAAAGCTCATCGATAGCCTGTTCTTTCGCTAATCTGCTCTTTTCACGCCATAAGGCTACGTATTTATTTAATCCGCCCTGCGTCATTTGAGTAAGCGCTTCTACTTCGTTAGCTGCTTTTGGTCCCATTTGTTGCAGTTCTGCAATCAGTCCATCATCTACCCCACGTGCAGCTAACGTCTTGAGGTTTTTCATCCAGTTAGAGAGAACTTTTGTTTGTTTTTCCAAATTGTCCATCAATTTAGCAGGACTAACCGCTTTTATTTGAACTTCTTCGAAAATACTAGCAAAATTACGGATTTCATCAGTTCGCTTTTGTAGCGCTTCGGTATATACTGCATTAACTTTGTTTATTTCACTTCTAACCTCAGCTGGATCTGGTCCGTGTGCTGCCTTTGCCATAATTGCTGTAAATCCAAGCAAAGCAATTCCGGCATACATTGCTACTTGTTGCATACGGAGAATACCTGTATTAATTAATCGCACACGGTCTTGTAAATCCTTCATGCTAGCTGTAGGACCTAATTGACTTAAAGCAATGTGAGCAGCGCTACCCTGCTTGGCCATATTTTCTAATCTATGTCCTACTTGTAAAAATGCTCGATCCAAACGTTGAATATGGCTCGTATTACCTAGAGCGTCCATCATTCGTTGACTCTGCGTTTTCATTGCATTCATCATACTTATAGAATGCATAAATGAATTACGTTGAGCTTCTGCCATGATGGCCATTCTATTTGCTGCGTCTTGCGTATGGACACCCAAACGTTGCAACATAGCATTATATTCATTTCCGCCCATTGCAGCAGCACTCATTGCTTTTCTGATTTCGCTCAGTTGCTTTTGAAGCGCCTTATTCCCTGCTTCATAAGAAGATATATCACCAGCATCACGTAATTCACGTAATTTAGCTCTCGTTTGAGCTACTTCTTGGCGGAATTTAGCTAATTGAGCCTCAGATTGTTCCGTGCTAATACGCACTTTGCCTTCTTTATTTAGCCCTAAAATAGCCAATTGAGTTTCTTTTAAGTGAGAATTTAAGTTCTGAATGTCCTTAGCAGCACCTTTTGCTGCCGAATTCGCACTCATCATTCGATCCAGACTTACTCTATTCCTAACAGCAGCATCAGCCATTTCATCTAAACTACGTGCAGCACGTCCTACAGCTTTTAAGTCCCTTTCCATTTGCATAAATTCGGTATGCCAAGCCTTTAAATGTCCAGGCATATTCGCAAGTATTTGTTGCATTTTCCTTGCTTCCTTAGCAGCTCTAGCAGCAGCTGCCCCTGCGGCGGCCGCTGCGGTTGCAGTTGCTCCGGCGGCAGTAGCGGCTGCTACAGCTGCTGCGGCAGCGGCACTCGCTGAAATTCCCGCTGCTCCTGCTCCGGCTGTTGAAACCATCGATGATGTAGGAGTATGTGGACGTGGAGGTTGTTGTAATTGTTGTCCTTGGACTTGGTGCATACGATTAGCCGCACGATCTAAATACTGATAATAATCATGGAAAGTACTGCTTGATGTACTTGCAAATTGTTCTTGTAGTCGTTCTAAACGTCGAATTTTCGCTTCCAATTGATCTAATTGATTTGTATTCACATTGATGGTTACCGGTTCGGATAAAGCTTGCATAGCATTATTTACCCTTGCTACAACATTGGCCACTTTATTTTCCAATGTATTTAATACTTGAATACACGTATTTACTTTTTCTTCTAACATTCCTGGGATCTGCGAGAAGAAATCTAAACGACTTGTATTTGCAGCAGCAGTTTTAATTTGTTCTGATATATTCGTAGCAGTATTATTTACGCGCTCATCCAAGTCTTTTAGCGTATCTTCTGCCGCTTCCATACCGTCAACATCAACCGTTACCGTAATTTTTGAATTTATATTACTAATACGCGCCGATAGCGTCTCGACGCTATCCTGTACAACGTTTAAATCTCGTTGGAATGCATTAGTATTAACTCGTAATTCAAAGGCGTCTATGCGATTCTGAACGTTACTTACTACGGTTTCTAAATTTTTGAAATTACGTTCAATTGATCCAACACTTATTTCTATATTTTTTGAAGCGTTTTTAATAGATTCTTCTAATACTTTAAATGGATTATTTCGTTTTAATCTTCTTCCAAAATCAGCTGTACCCTTATCCATGACTTTCTGTAAATCAAAGAACGCTTGTTTCGCTTTTTTAGAATCTGCGATAATTTCAATCGTTGTTTTTCCGACGTTGCTCATATGTTCACTCCTTTCTAAACACAAAAATGGTTAACTTCCCTTATTGGGAGTTAACCACCATTGAGTTGAATCGTATTGATTTGGATTATTTTCTACTACCTCATCCGATTCTTGTACATTATTAGATATAGCCTGTTCACGTGTAGGAGGTAATATAGTATTGAATTCTGCTCCCTTATTAAACACAGTATCCAGCAGCAGTAGAAAACTTTGATATTGGCCACGAACCGAACTTGTATGTGAATCATACTTTTCATTTAAAGCTTGTTCGACTTTCCTTCTAAGCCAATATGGAGTATGACTTAATACATACTCTTCTGTATAACCATAGTGAGAAGAAACAAATTCGATTTGTTTAACTATAGATTCTAAGAGATCTGACCAGGTTGCTCCAGTTCCTCTACTTCTGGAATCAGTGTCTCCCACAGTTTGTCCCAATCCGGAAGTTCCTTGTTGAACGTCTTCGCTAACCTTTGGATTAGCGAATAAGTCTTTCCCAAATCCGTATTTTCAAAGTACTCTACTAATATTTCTAGTGTTTCATCTAAATCTAAAGACACGGCTTCTTCAGCAGAAATACCTAATACGATAGCATGTAAACGTACAATCTGCTTCGGATCTAATACAGAAAGGACAGCAGCGAATCTTTCCATTGCACTTAATTCTGTCATACTCATAATTTCTTGTACGGAGTTATAGATTCCGCTTCCCTCAGTACAAATAAAATGTGCTAATTTGAAAATTTTGTCCATCGAAATTTTAGGTAAAGGAAGAACACTACCATTAGATAGTGTTACCTCGCCAATTGTTTGATTAACATCAATTAATTTTAAGATTTTTTCCATAGTTATTACCTCCAAATCACGTATATAAGCTAATTAAATTACTTGTTCGATTTCGTAATATACATTTTCTTGTGTAGCAACATTACCTTCTGCGAATGCTTTTAGTGACAATGGTAATGTACGTTTCTCTTTACCCCACGTTTGTTCCTTAGACTCACCAGAAACTTTAACCTTACGGAACACAACAACAGTTAATGCTCCTGTTTTTTCATGCTTACTAATTAACGCAGCAGAACGCATAGGTGCGTCAGATACTGTTCCGTAACCAATTCTCTTAGTTCCTAGTGCCGTAATAGGAGTAACATCCGCATCTGCCGTTACAGCAGTGGAAATACCCGTGTCGATAGTAACTGTCGCTTCTGAAACAGAAACAATCTTCTTAGTTTCAGTACCAATTTTCAGGAAACCACCTACTTTAAATTCAGCACCTGCAGTAGCAGATAAAGTAATGATTGTTGCTCCTACAGCAAGATCACTCTTTGTTTTTGCTGCAGTTCCGTATTTTGGAGCATTCTGGATGATTGCACCACCAATTAAAGCTAACTGTCTATTCTCAATAGAGTTTTCTGCAAGAAGTGTAGATACATCATGGCTCCATTTTGTAATAGTTGTTTCAGCAGGCCCTTGAATTTGGTCTACCTCAGTTTCTTCTTCATCATAACTACGAGTAACCTTAATACCTTCTTGCGTCGCTCCTACATCTTCCCAACCCGGTTTAAGTTCATAAGTTGTAGGATCAATTAAATCCTCAATTGTTTCTGGTAATACTGTTCCATATGGAGCACTCACAAGTCGCCCTGGTCCACCAACAATTTTCGTAGAATCTACTTTAAATAATTCAGCCATTATTTTGTTACCTCCTTGAATTTCCATGTTTTTTCATTTAGAAGCAGCTGCGCTTCGTGAGTTGAAATGTCTTTCCCTATTACTAGTTCACTGTGCGGATAAATAGTTAGATCCTCACGAAAAATAAAATAAGCAGCTCCATTTCCCTTTGCTGCTCCTTCGCAAAGTAAAACGCGCTGCTTCTTGTCTTTCTTGTTCGGTTGTTCAGCTTCTGACTGCTTTTCTACAGCAACATCTTTTTGAACCATGCTATCACCCCTCTAAGATCCTAAGTGTTCTAAATTCATATAACACCAGGCTTCTTCTTTATTTGCTTCTTTATCTGTAAACGGAACAGGATTACTCGTACGTTCGCACCAAACACCCTGTAGCCCCCGTACATCCGATATAAAGCGTTCCATTGTATTCATAGCTTGTATAGCTAGATTCATTGCTTCAATATCATCATTTTCCGATCGTGCAATGAGTTGTAATCGTGTATATCCATTACCACCTGCTAAACGGATACAAACACACGGATACTCAGCATCATCAGGAAACTTATTACCATAGCATTTCATACCATGTTGTTCTAGTAATCTCCGAACATGCGGTACTGGATTTACATAAGAACTCATGTTTCATCACTCTCTTATTTCGAAAATATTTGTATAACCGCTTTTCCGCCTGCAGCATGCATATCTGCTTCTGCGTTATCTAAACCGCGTCCTATGATGTTATACCGTCGCTCTACATGGTGAGCATACGGTACTGCAGTTCCAGTTTCTAATTTGGTCGTATCGCGCGTTTCAGTAAGAATATTTACAATATCATCACCGGTTGGTTTAATCGTCCCTCTACCTGTTTTATTCGTAGCAGGGAAGTCTGTTCTTTCACTAATCGAATTGACATAACGCGATGAATCTACATGATCCTCGTCTACAGTAATACGTTTAGCTTCTGTAGCGAACGGTTCTCTCGCAGCTTCTACACACGCTTTACGCGCTTCTTTAAGTTGCGATGTAATCAATCCTGTATTGAATGAATGAGTAACTTTTAATTTCATTACTTCTTCACCTGCTCTAGATCAATTTCATAATGATGAATTGCTTTTCTTCCATATACACGATTCTTCTCAGGAATAATAAAAACCCCCGATAACACAATGTCATGCGGAGGTTTCTTCATTCGTATATGCTTAACTTGAACAGCTGCTTCTATATCTTCAGAAGGAAGCAGAAATAAAATATTCTTCTCGACTACATCTATACTTTTATCGGTATTCTCTACCTTTTTACGTATAGTATCCAGACGACATGGAACATCATGCACCTCTTGATCCTGGTACTTATTACGACCATTTTCATCTTGGCCAATAATGACTCCCTTTTTCACAAGTGTACAGCTATGTATAAGCAGTCTTTTAAAAGACCTACTTGCCATAGTTAAACCCTCCTTAAGCGTAAGGCTACTGTTCCCTGCTTTTTCTTATCCTTAATCCATTTGAATAGCAAGGACCTTACATCGGGCTTTATATACCCGTTCGTTTGCTCAGAATAGTTACCCATACGTTGTGACTGTACATCCTCAACAGATGCTTCATCGGAATTTACAAGCGCATGGTATTGAGCTAACTTACAACATGCAATTTCAACTTCTTCTGGTACAGTAGGGTATTTATTCTTATCTTGAAAATCAACAAAAGTTAACGAGAAGATGTCGTTTTGAGCTTCCACAATATCCATTTGAAGCAGTTTAGGATCTCGCTGCTTCACTTCATCAAATATAGTGTACGCTACTAATCGCTCAGGAGAAATAATAGTCATATTACGCCTCCTGCTCCTGCAATTCAAGAATTAAAGCGATACGCTCTTTTTCATTTTTTGTATCTTGAATAAAGTCACCTTGAGTTAAAGAGCGAATGATTTCGTCCTGCTCCGCTTTAGAAAGCTTTTTCAACGTAGATTCAGTGTATTTTTCACCAACTAAAAGAGAAGGTGCATTTTCTTTCTCACCTTCCCTAACTTCGAACAGATCATTATCTTTTAAATACTCATACGTTTCTTTCTCAACTGCCTTTTCGACACCATCGGTAAATATATGGCCATCAATCATGTATGTCTTGCCACCTACTAATTTAGCAAAATACAAGACTACTCACCTCACTCTTTTACATTGATGATTTTTGCTACTGCATCTTCTTCTTCAAATTTAGCATCGATTTTTGCAGTTAATACAATAATGAACTTACGCGCACGAATATCTTTATCAACTTCAATACTAATTTGACGACTCATACCTGTTAAAATGTTTTTCGGATGAGTAAGAATGATGTCAGATACAGTATTTTCAGCAGCTGTATACGGCTGTAACATAGCAATACCCTGTACCGGCACACCATAAGCAGAAGGTAAACCACCGTTGATTGCTGCATCACCTAGTGCCGTTTGACGATTAGACATATTATCTAAGTATTCAACCTCAATACCCTGTGATGTGTAGAATCTCCAGTCTTTCTTATTGCGTAAATATTTTGCTGGCACAGCTTTATATCCTGCTTTAAATACTTCCTTCGCAAATGCAGCTCCTTTATGATCGTAAATATGAGAAGTAGCCTGCTTACGAATACCATTTAATAATGCTAAGTATTCATCTGTTGAAGAAGTATCTCCATTTACAATAAGTTCTTCCCAATCAAGTGCAGCACGTTCTGCAATCATTTGCATAATCGTTTCTTTTAATTTGCCTTTTTCAATATTGTTTTCTAACGTATCGTACGTAATATTAACTTCTGCAATTACTTCTTTTGCTTCTAATTTCACTGTACTAGTTTGAGGTACAGAACGATCTTTATCCTCTAATGCTTTACCTTCAACACCAGGACGTAAAATTCTTGAGCCGAATCCCAGCTTCTCAACTTTACGAGAATCTGATTCCATAGGAACAAATCGTGAATCTTTAATAATTGTTGGTGCTGCTTGTACCATCTTTAAGAAAGCGTTGGATTGCTCTGTGTTTAATCGGCCACCTGCCGCTAAATCAGATAGTGTCATAGCTGCTTTTTCGATAATTTTATTGTTGTCTAACATATAGTGAATTCCTCCTTATATTGGTGTATTAAAGTACGCCATCCCATAGGGAATTGGATTTTTGAATCTCTTCTTCATGTTTTTCTTCTTGTTTAGAAATACCGCGAGCAGTTTCAATAACTTCTAATCGTTTTTCAATCGGCTCTACAGCTTTTTGCACCGCTGCAGTAACAGACTTTACAATCTCATCATCTTTATTTCCTTCAGCTGCAGGTGGTACCTCTTCACCAGATTTCTCTAGCTTTTGTAATCGCTCGTCAAGTGGCGCAATAGCATCTGCTACAGCCTTTGTAATATCTTCTAATTTCAATTCGTCTTCCTCCTTATCGCTTACGCGGTCAATAATATTTTGTAATGCTGTTTGAGCCGTTTCAATATCTGCCATAGAAGCAGCACTTACTTTTCTTCCTGCTTTCTCAATTTCTTCTGTAAGAGTAGTAGCAGGTTTCATTTCTAGCGCTTTGGCAATGGCTACATCTCCACCGTCTCGTATTTCTGTAATAATTTCTGTGAAGTCTTGAATGGCTTCCAGTAAGCGATCGAAATCAACTGCTTCATTAGTGTAGTTATCCCATCTAGAACCGTAATAAGCAGACTCCATACTGTCCCAAGCAGCCCATACATTACGTAATTGTTGATTTCTAGCATAGTTGTCTCTTACTTCACCTTTTTCAATAGCAGCTGTGTTATGGCCATTAAAAAAAGCCCCCATATGTTTCATAAAGGACTTAATAATTCCATCTTCTGATTTCGATACTTCTTCTTGATCTTCCACTTCAGCTGTTCCAGCCATACTATAACCGGTGATTTCACCTTTTTGGATCTTCTCCCATACTTCATCACTAGCCTTAGTAGCAATAACCCATGACCCTTTTTGAATAGTGGTACCGTTGATTTCTAAATCATCCGGAGCAATATAACTTTCCACTATTTCACCTGCTCCTGCTGTAAAATCATGCTGAGTATCAATATTTTGAGCCTCTTTCATAAATTCATGAGCAGCTTTTTCGATTTCTTCTGCAGTCATGAAATCATTATGGGCATCTGCAACACCAGGCTCATATACGACACCATAAACTAACTTCTGTTCGTCTTCACTTTTCGTTATAATGTCTACTTTCTTTTGGAATGTAGGTCTTTTATCCGCCGATTTAGTTAAGAAAAACTGTTTTTTATTCGCTGCCTTATCTACATAAGAAACATGCGTTATTTTCGCATTTTTCAATTCTCGTACTGTCATTTTCTCACCTCCTTTCAATCTTTAATGAATAGACCTGTCAGTAACCCGAATGTATACACTACTACAAATAGCGCTGCACCTGTTACAACTTCTTTTTGATATTCACTTAATAAGCTTTTTCTCACTTTTTTAATCTCCTTTCAGCAATATACTGCTGTCTTAGAGCTTCTTTATCTTCTTTACTTAATACAATTGTAAGTCCGTCTATTACAGGGAATATAACGCAATGACAGTGCATTCTTTCAGCAGGACTTAATTTCGGTTCTCGAGGGAACATACATGTTTCATTTGAATCTTCTATTTCAAATTCTTCATCAACAGGGACTTCAACACCGTCCATTTTTTGGTGATTTGCACGTGGATTTCCTTCTTGTCGATCTGTATGTACCCACATCTTTCCTGTAACGGCTGGGCTTTGCCCATAACTCTCTTGTTGAGCAATACTTAAAGCCGTTAATACCTCATTTTTAGCTATACTGGAAGCTCTGCCTCTGCTAAATACTCGTAGGTCCTGTAATGCCGTTATCAGCGCAGAAACCGTTAAATTTCCTGTTATCGCAACTGAAATAGCACCTAATATACCATTTCTTGTAGCAAGAAAAATAAAGGCAGCTAACGTCACTCCCCATTCTGTAACATCGGCTTCAGTTTGCTCTGATAATTCTTCAAATAAAATATCCGGATCCAGAGATTCCATTATTATTTCACATAAGGCAATGATAATAGGGAGCAGAACCTCGTTTGATAAATTGGCCATATCATTTTCAAATGTATCATTTATAAACAAATCTTCTTCAAAGAGATTTAGAATCTCCTCTGAAACAATATCCTCCGCTCCATATGCACTTAAAGCTTTGCAATAATACTTCATTTGCTTCCGGAGCAGCTTGGCCAACTTCTTTTCGTACTCTTCAAAAAAACTCTGCAGACTGTCAGCACCGGGCATATCATCAGGTAAATCATCAGATATATTCCCGTCAGTATCCGCTGCTTTCAATATTGCATTTAGTACGTGCAAGGCGCGTTTTATTGACTCCATTTATCTCTCACGTCCTCTAATGCATCCCTTACTCCTTTTAACAAATCTACAACTGTAGGATCAATTGATTTCGTTATAGTTGTTGGAGCAGGATCTACCGTAATTGGATTAAGTGCTTTGTTTGGTCCAGCTATTAATTGGAAAGGTTTTTCATCTGCTCCTTCATAATTAAGTGGTTCTAATTCTTTCCCTAAAATTTCTCCTACTAAATCCCGTGGATCATTAGGAGTGAGTGAACCATTATTGATTAATGGCACTAATGCTTTCGCTTTTTCGATTGGATCAGAAGTATTAGGCCCCTTTAATACAATGGAGACATAATGTATTTCTAACGCTTGGCAGAATAATGTGGTTAATTTACCGCCAACTATATTCCGTTGTGGTCCAAATACCTGCTCTTCTGTAACTTGTTTAGCAGTCTGCGCAGTTGATTTGTTATAATCCTGGGACTCACCTGTATATAGCGGTGGTAACCTGAACGCAGAGCGTAACTTATCACGCGTCTTTGAGTCATATTCTAAGAACAACGCATCTTGCTGCAGCATTTCTGCCAAGGATTTTATTTGCACTTTTACAGGCGTTATATCCTCTTCACCGCGCATCTTTTCTTGATCTAAACCTTCTGCTTCTAATAATAAGAATTGATGTGAATTTTCTACGCCTTGCACATCCTTCATATACTCTTGTACAGCATTATATGAATCATCGGTTAATTGTCCATTTTCTACAACGATAGCAGCAGGAACATGGCGTCCTTGCTTAAAATAGTAGTAATTTAATTCTTCTGCTTTTCTAGCACCAAATAAAGAAACGAGGTGGCCCAAGTATCTAGGCTTACCGTATGGAGTAGGACCTATCTTTAACTGTAAAACTTCTGTCGCTTCATCTTCTCCATTATGATCGGCTGTAAATTCACCCGTTTGCGAATTCATAAAGCGTGGATCACCAAACTCTTTAAAGAATGTTTTGTTTCCGTTTTTCAACTGAACAAACCGACGGAACTTCTTGGGAACTTTCATTTTTACAGGTTTATTCTCACGCATCACAACAAACGTAACATTTACTGGTTCAGTATACTTTGTTACCCGTACATCCTCACATTCCATATATATAATAGAACAAGGCTCTCCTGCTCCGTTCCGTAATATCTCCATATAACCGGTTCCTGTCTTCTCCATATCCGATAAAGACCAGGATAAGATTGTTTCTGGTGTTTCATCAAAACTAAGATATTTTAAGAAGAATCTTAGTTTTTCCCACTCTACATCTGCTTTCTTTTGAATTTCAGTTTTGGCCGCTCGATAATCAAAAGAATACTCTGGTAGTAATCCAAATCCTGCTATATTGGTAGTCATCGCTTCTACACATTGCTGCAGAATGCTAGAGTACTCCGCTATATTTTTCAATTCTTTAATATTGTGAGGTGGCGGTATAATTCCATCTGTATCATACATGCCACTAAACGCATCATCATAAATTTGTTTAGTAGTAGATGAAGCACCTTCCACTTTAACTACCTTCGCCCTTACTTGACTCATGCCGATTTACCCTCCCTTCCTTTTCTCTTTCTTTGTGGACGTTTCGAACGATCTCTAACTTTTGGATAGAACGGTGCGAACGCCATTACTACCGCTTCTGCTCGGTCGGGCGACTTTAACCCCCGGTCCTTCATGGCCTTTTTAGGTTCTATTTTTATACGCCCATCACTATTTATTTGATATTTTCGTACGGATAATTGAGCAATTAAATCTTCATCATCCGGTAGAGCTACAAATTCAAGGCAATTATCTTTGAAATGACCATACATAACACTGACAATACAGGCATATTCTGCATTGCCCTTAGAAGCAAAATTGATCGGTATTACATCGATTGGATAATCATTTTCTGCTACAACTTCTTTTAAACGGTCCGTAACACCGCCACCAACACCTGTATCATCTATTCGTATTGGTATACGTTTTCCGGTTCGTTCGCACCATGAGAAGTACTTTTTCGCTTCTTGTACTAACAATCCCGAAACATACATCGTATCTCTTTGATGATGCACTTGCAGCGGCAGTACCTTCCATCCTCGCCTTGTTGCAATAATTGTTTCATCGGATCCGAAACGCGCAACGTCACAACCAATTTCAACAACTGCAGTATCAGGAATGATTTCTTTTACTGTGGATTCTTCTTCCTCATTCTCAATAACCTCAACCTTGTATACTTCTCTCATCCGTGCTGCTTCTGCAGTTTCTAAAGAAATGAAAGCATCTGCTTCTCCTCGAGGGAATTCACCCTCTACACGAACCCGATATACATCTGAACCTTCTCCATACTTTTTCTTAAGCATTTCAATGTTCTTTTTACTGGTCCGTGGTGAATCTGCACTAGATACTTTATGAGATTTATACAATGCTCTGTCTTTATTATGAGAATCAAAAAAGACCCCACTAGTTTTAGTCGGGTTACCACACATAAATAATTTATTTTCTGAACCTGATAACGTACCAAGAATGGCCTCCATAATATCATCAGCTATACCAGAAGCTTCATCTGCAATAAATAGCATGTAATCTTCATGGAAACCCTGCATATTTTCAGGACGAGTTGCTGTTTTTGCCGTAGCAAACCAACGATCTTCGAAACCTTTCATATAAATCTTGGTTTTCGTCCACTTCAACAGGTCTTTCACTTGAGAACTATTAAGCCATTTTGCAATCTCTGCCCAAAGCACATCGTATAATTGCTGCTTAGTTGGAGCAGTACATATTATTTTTGGGTATGGTCTGCAGCATAAGAACCAAATACAGATCCAGGACTCCATTGCAGTTTTCCCCACACCTTGGCCGGAACGTACACTCACATGCGAATGGTTCGCTATATCATTAAGTACTTCCTTTTGCCACGGATCCGGCTCAACTTCAAGAATATCCTCTACAAATGCCACTGGATCATCTACATATATTTCTAACAGCTGCGTAATTATATCTTGGAGTACGTCTTCTTCTGTTTCTACTTCATAAGGAATAGACATATTACCCGTCCTTCCAGTTAACTCAATTAATTTCTAGCGATGCTAGCATTTGCCCACATAACAGCTTCCTCTAGTTTAGTAAGAGCTAATGATTTCTCACGGCTATTCGGGCACGTACTATCAATTAAATTAGCGAAATGTAAACCTTCATTTCGAATGTCAGTAAACTTCTCTACTTGACCTTCTTTCGGTGGATGGTAACTAAAGTTATTCTTAATTTGTTCTTTCATAATTTATCTTCCTCTCTGCTTTGCAGCAGTAGTAATTTTCACGCTGATATTTTTACTCTCAATATTTTTAAACATTTCTCCCAATAAAGATCCCTCAACTGCAGCACCGTCTATTTCTATAATAAGCAGCTGGTCTGAACTTTCATTCCAACCTACAGCTTTCTTGATGACACTCATACTTTTCCATACAAGACGAGAAGCTGCTGCAGCACTATTATTTATTTCCAATCCCATACAATCTATAGAAACTTTATCTATCTTTTGGCCACTATTATAAATATCAACGCTAAAATGACTCCCCTCGCAATATGAATCCAAAAAGATGTTTATATGTTCGGCTGTATTCAGATTGTCGAGATATTCTTTGATTTCTTTAAAGACAGAATCTACTTTTGTAGCAAGTACCGATGGCAACACGAATTTTTCTGTAAATTCTTTTTGTTGTCCCAATATGGATGTTCGTAAATTTAGTTCTGCTTCATATTTATTTCTTCCATCTATAACAGTTTGATTTTGAGCAGATTGAATCGATAAAACATCAATTTTCACTACAGTTCCCTCCAATATAAAAAATAATAATTGCGTGTAATTTATATTACACGCTATAATGTAGATAATAGCTGACATAACAATGCAGGTTTACCAATCATATACCTGCATTTATCTACCAAAAAATATTGCGTGTAATTAAAAGGAGTGTTTTTATGCATATACTAGATTCATTTATCAATCACGAAAAAGAACATGGAAAAAGCCCCGAAACAATTCGCGGCTATCATTACAAGCTGCTTCACTTTGAAAAATGGCTAGGAGCAGTTGAAACTGATCTATATGAATTTTCTCGTTCGGATGTTCAACAATACTTAGATGACCTAACTTCACAAAAGAAAAGTGCATCTACCGTTAATGGCCATTATGCTGCAATTAGATCGTTTTCTCAGTTTGCTAAGAAAACAGATTGCATTAAAGATATTCGTATAGTTAAAGCACCTAACTTATATCGTGAAGCTCCAGTTGCATTAGAACGAAAAGAAGTACTGCGTATTTTAAGAGAAGTAGACCGCAGCGGAAACAAACGAGATAAAGCCATTCTTCTAACCTGCGTATATGCAGGAATTCGAGTAGCGGAAATTGTATCGCTCGATATAGACGATATTAGTTTTTCTGAAAGACAAGGTACCATCCGTGTTAGACAAGGTAAGGGAAATAAAGAACGTATCATTCCATTACATAAAGAAGCACGTTATGCTATCTCTGATTATTTAAAAACTAGAGAAAGTACAGCAGCTGCTCTATTCCTTAGTAACAGACAAACACGCATAAGCAAAAGAACGGTTCAGCATATCTGTAATAAATACGGTGTGAATCCTCACCAATTTAGGCATACATTTGTTACTGATCTTGTTGATGCTGGTATTGATGATAAAACTATACAAACCCTAACTGGCCATGAAAGCCCTGCTATGATTACTCGTTATCGCAGCGTTAGACCAGAAGATAAACAAAATGCCATTGAAGCATTGTATAGGGACCGTGATTAAGCGATTAGGATTCTTCCCTTTTCGCTTTTCTTTTTGCAAATATATTTTCCAAACTTCCTGCCCAAGCTTTCGTTTGTTTTTGTTGATTTCCTGCGCTGCCTTTTTCCTTTTCCCACTTCTCTTCTAAAATAGCAAGCTTTCTTTCTTCAATTTCTAATTTTCGCGGCGTCGTATTAGCTAAAGCATCTAATTTCTCGACTGCTTTTAACTTTTTATCTTGAATACGTGTCAACGCCTCTTCATGCGCTAAGACCGCAGCTATTCGATCGCCTTCAGTTTCTTCTATGGATTGCTCCACCATTTCGAATTCTTTAACAGTCATCGTTTTATATTCACCACTTGGCAAATCCTCAACTTGTATCTGTCTTTTTACAGGTGTACGCTCCTTTACGATTCGCCTTTGAACAGGCGTTAACCCTTCACGTAATGCCTTTATGCGTTTCATGATGAACATCTCACGGTATGTGTACAATTGAATCGCATCGATAAGTTCCTGTATAGGATCTATTTCTTCAATTTGGAGCAGCTGCCTTTCTTCTTCATCTAGGGCATCTTGCCACAAACTACGATACTCTCCTGTTTTCACCGCGTTTCCATTACGTAATGGAGCAGCGCCACCCTTGTTACCTATAGCATTTTTATTACCCGGTTTAGCACCAGGACCGCCCCTATTGCCTATGGCGTTTTTATTACCCGGTTGGGCGCCTTTTGATTTAGGAGCGTTCCTTTTACTAATAGGAGCGCTCTCTTTTGGTTTAGGAGCGCTCTCTTTCAATTCATCTTCCCATTTATCCTGAGCTTTCCATTTACGAATGGTACTAGCAGGTACTCCAATTTGTTTCGCAATATCTACTAATTTATTTTCGTTACCGCTTTTTTCGTTATCAATCCATATTTTTTTAGCTTGATCCCTTCTAGGATCTCTTTTTCTAGCCATCTCTCATCTCACCACCTCCTCACCAGAATTCGAGTTTGAGTTTGTTTTTTTATTTTTTCATTGGGTTATATCCTCGGTTTGTGCGTTCGTCATTAAAAAATTATCAATAAACTTCTCAAGAAGACTCATGCTCGCCTCTCTTTTTTGCCTTGGTGTGGTATTGTCTTCCAATTCATCAAAAATTGGAATCATTAGTTTTAGTTTTTCTGGGCTGATTTTTTCAGATACGTTTTCCGTTCCTATCATTTTAAGGAATGTACCTATAACAACAGCTTGTTCCTGTTTAGTTAATTTCATTTATTTCTGCTCCTCTTCTTACAGATCCTCATTGCGTAATTTCTGCTCCAATTCTAAAAGTCTCTCTAAATCATTCACTGACTTAAATTCTATACTTCCATCACGTAAGCACTTATACCAATGAGCTATAGCAGATTGAACTACCTTTTTATATTTTTCACGATTTTCACTTTCTTCTTCATACTGCTCTAACTGCGATTGCAGCAATACTTTCTCTGTATCTTCTGAATTAAAATGTTTAGTGTTTTTCATTGAAACAATCCCCGCTTCTGTTTATGATAGAAGTCGAGATAGTGGTCAACCAAAAACGTGGCCACGTAATATCCACTATCTCTACAAGGGATTGTTCCTTTGTATATGAAAAAGAGGAGTATTCGGGTGCGATCCGTTTACTCCTCTTTTATTGCTTTATTCCCGGTTAATTCTTCCCAACGCTTAATAATAACGTCACAATACTTAGGATCATACTCCATAATGTAGCAAATACGGTTTAATTGCTCCGCTGCTATGAGTGTACTTCCACTTCCACCGAACGGCTCAAATACAATATTCCCTTTATATGAAGAATTTTGTATTCCTTTCGCTGGTATTCCGACTGGTTTCATTGTTGGATGTTCTCCGTTTCTCAACGGTTTATCGAATTCCCAAACTGTTGTTTGTTTTCTGTCGCTATTCCATGTATGCGCTGCTCCTGGTTTCCATCCATATAGAATCGGTTCATGTTGCCAATGGTAATCGCTTCTCCCCATAACAAATGAATTTTTCGCCCATATAATACATTGTTTCAATAACCAACCAGCATCTTTTAAACCCTTACGGAAGTTAATTCCTTCTGAATCTGCGTGACATACATATATAGCTGCTCCTGGTCTTGATACCTCTAACATATTAATATAGGCCGTAAGTAAAAACTCATAGAATGATTCATCATCCATCTGATCGTTTTCTATTGTTAGCGCATCCTCTGTTTTTCCCGTATAGTTTACGTTATAAGGAGGATCGGTAAATACCATATCAGCTAATTTATTATTCATTAACTGTAGTACATTATTTTTATCCGTACTATCGCCACACATAAGACGATGTTTCCCTAACACCCATATGTCACCAGGCTTACAGATTGGATCTTTTATTTTTTTCAGTTCTTCTGCTGCATCGAAATCATCCTCTTCAGGATCATCACCAAAAGAAACACCTTCCACGTTTAACTCTTCAAATATTTCTCCCGCTTCTTCAAAAGTAAACCCTGATAATTCTAAATCAATATTCTCTGTATCGGATAATTCTTTTAATAAGTCTCCTAGCGCTTCATAATCCCAATCGCCACCAATTTTATTTAATGCAATATTTAAGGCTTTCTCCTTTGCATCATCTAAATTAACAACCGATACTTCAACTTCTGTAATACCCTGCGCTAATAAAATTTTATATCTCTGGTGACCACCGACCAGATTTTTCGTTCTTTCGTTCCACACTAACAATTCAATGTAACCAAATTCTTCTATAGAACGTTTTAATTTCTCATACTCTAGATCTCCTGGTTTCAAATCAACCCGCGGATTATACGCAGCAGGGTTAATATCAGTCATTTGTATTTTTCTAATGTTCATTATCTTCCCTCCTGCTTTTATACACAAAATAAAAGAGCCCTATTAACTAGAGCTCTTTTTCTTATCGTATGTTTTTCTCCATTAAGGTTTTATACCTCTTTGAACCAATAGCACTTTACTACTCAGCAAATAGAGAACTGGCTATTAGCTCAAAGAGAGACAAAAGCCTCTCCTTGTTAGTTGCAGATCATCATGATTCAGGAATGTAATTAACGACGAAATAACTTTGTGAGTAGTTAATATAAATTTAAACAGTGAAAGTATAAATGAATTTACCTCATATCCTAACGCTTTGAAATCAAGAACTGCAAATTCATTTAATTAACAACCACCATTTTTGATCCATATAATACGACGTTAACAAACCTTTCAAATTCTAATACATAATTCTGAAGGGGATTTCTTGCTACTGTATCGGTCGGCACTCCGACATAATAGCATTCTAAAATAGTACTAGATGGCATTTTGTAACATTTGAGAGCAAGAAGGGGACGTTCTCGCTCTCAATAGGATACAAAATCATTTTTGAAAAGGAGCTCCATTATGAAGCTCCTCACCTGTTTTTGTACTTCTCGCATAATATAAAGGGCAGATAGAGTAGAGGATACGGGGTTACGCACCCTCCATATATTCTTTAAGCGTATATTCATAAAAAGAATATATGGAGAGGCATGTGAATGCTCTATTAAACAAAACACCACATCCTCAAAGGTTCTGGAGGGAACCACGTAACAAACAATTCGTCTTCTTAAGCTATTTTCTCTACAATATCATAATAACACATTAACAATGTATTCTTTAAGCATATTTTCTGCTGTTTTTCTGCATTTAAACTGTAAATAAAAAACACCCCATTAATTCGGAGTGCTTTCATCCTTCTTCAAATACTTTAATTTTCTTAAATTAACGGCTAATTTATAAAATGCATCGGATTGAATATTATAAAACGTACGCTCTGATACATCTAAGAAATCCTCGTAGATTTCTTTATCTATGTAATCCTCAAAGTCGAGGTATTTTTTCACAATTAATGTACGTTCCCGTTTACTTAAACGATTTACCGCACGCATTATTCTACCCATAAATGCTGTACGTCTATCATTCTCTTCCATATTACGAATGACCGTATCTTCTGTGCTGCTATGAAATGCATTTGAAAATGTTGGTGGAGCAATACTAAAACTTGGCGTGATCTTGGGCAAATTCTCTTCTTCCATCTCGTACATGTACATTTTGTATTGATATAATTCTGCCTCTACCGCTTCCTTTGTAGCATCTCTATCAATTTCCTTTAACATAGAAGAAATTGATTTCTTTTTTCGTACTCTTCCTATTCTCCCAGTTTCATTTACGCTCATTTCTAATATTGCCCCTTTCTCGCTCTCTATCTAATTACATTGATTGTTTTACCGCTATATCGCGGCTTATATGCACCCATTAGGTATTTAAGATCATGTTCTGTTAATGTTTCCTTTTGAAGTTTCTTTTTCTTTCTATTTCTCTTTTTATTAATCACTCCTGATTTCATACAGCCTACCTCTTCCCCTTACGATTTTTTTATTTACGTAGTCCTGCTGTACTTCCCTCTAATACCGTATCGTTTCTTAAATAACTCTAATTGCCTGTGGTCCCATCCCCACATTTCTCTAATACTGTTCGCGCTATGTCCTGCTGCAATTAATCTCTCATAATCTTCTCTTGTGTGAGTTGGCCGCTCTTTTTTTATTTCCTGTAATTCTTCTTCGCTTAATTTGTACTCAATTAGCTTACCAGGCAATCTATCTATATCTTTCGCAAATCTCATCGGACCTAATTGACGTGTAGACTTGGTACCTCTGTAGAAAAGGACCATTATCGATTTCTCCGTTTCCACTTGCTCCAATTACGCTGCTGCGTCTTCTTTTTGTTATAGGATAATTTGTGATTGATAGAATAGCTGCCATCAATTTCTGTATTCCTATTTCCTGTTATCCTACTGTTTGTTAGTTTTTCTTCATTACTCTTTTTGGCATCTTCATCTTTCTCTCTGAAAGTGCTACTTTTATAAAAAAGATGTAATTCGTCAGATTCTTCTATTTGATGATCCGTAAACCAAGAAATTCTCCCAGGAATTTTCTTTTCTTCATCCGTTCTACCTACAGTTACTGCACTAGCAGCTACTTGTACTTCATTCGGTTTTGACATATAGTTAACGATTGCTTTTCTAATTGATCCAATACCTTTTGTAACAACTGTTATTAATCTATTCATACCCATTCACCTTTCTATTAAGATTTTTTATTATTAGTTTGCTAACTGTTCATATTCCTCAGCAAACATGAAGATATATCCACCACTTGTCCTAGACTTATGATTACAATTATCTAAAACTGCTTGATAAGAAAGGAAACATCTTCTGCCCGCTTCACGTGCTGATCTAAATTCATCAATAACTTCTCTTGTAGTCATATCCAATTGAATAACAGGTTTTCCCTTCGATTTTCCTCCTGTCATTTTCCCGCGTTTTTCTTTTGAAACATATTCAAGGTTTCCAGCGAAAGTATCTGTTTTGATGCCATTTTTAACACGTAATACTTCTCCTGGTTGTGGTGCTTCTAAAAAGTGCAGAGCAACCAATGATGCCACTCTATAACTTTTGTACTTACCGTTGTACTTCACTTTAATTCCTAAGTAACCCTTACCGGTTGGAAATGGTAGTAAAAACCATGTTTTCTTTTTTCCTATCCGCTTAAACCGTCCATAATTAGAAATAAGAAACTTACCTTCAGAACCCTCAATCGGTTTCCATACCTCATTATCAAATATTTCTTTTGCGTACCATTCCTTCCGCTGCTGTGCAGTTACAGTATCTTTTACAATGTAGCAGCCGATACTCCTGATTCTCCGACCTCTTGATTTTGCACTCATAAGAGTACTTATAGATAATCCTGTGAGTTCTACCAGGTATTCATAAGTGGTTTCCGATAAAACATTAGTTCTCGGATCGTACAAAAGAACCATATCTCCATCCCCCCTACCCAAATAGCGTTTTGGTTTAGTTTTCTTCTTCGTGTAAAAATTTCATACAAGCGTTAATCGTTTGATGAAATACCATTAAATACGGAACTTCTACCTTTCTTCTATTTTTCACTAATTTTAAATTCATTAATTGCCCCATTAGCCATTCGGCATGTTGTTCTCCTTTTGGGCGAAGACCAACATGAATGTTTTCTTTAATACCATTTTTTAAACCGAATTGATAAGCTGATTCCAAACCAGGATCTCCACTGTATTCCACCAGCCCAGTCATATAAGCTAGTTGCTCACGTCTCGTTTTCATTTATTCTTCCTCTCTCAAATAACGATTTTGTATGATTCTCTAATTACGAATAATGCCCTGGATCAGTTGAATGATCACAGTTTTTGCAATGATAATATCTACCTTCTTCATAAACAAAACAGTCTGGATAACCACAACACGAGCATGTTCTCCACTCACATTCACATTCTGGATCATTAACCCCTGCACCACACCCAATGCATTTATCATTTATACCAATTCGCTTCATTTCCCCTTCACCTCAACTGTGGCGTTCCCACTAACTAAAATTAGCCCGCTTGATATACACTCAATTTTTCTAATACTCGTGATAGTTAACACCTTTCCTTTTTGCCTTACAGTTGAACCTACTTCTATGTCTCTTGGTAATTCAAGAACTACACTGAATTTTTCTGTTTTAGTCATGCTATTCCCTCACTTTTCCGTCAAATAAGAATTTTGTTTAGTTTTTTAGTAACTCTGGATTTTCATAGATATTACCGATAATCTCTAATTCATGCGTCTCATCCCACAACGGAACTGCTGCACGCTCGTTATCAATCCACAAACGCCCTTCGAACATCTTTACTTGTCCTATAAAGGTTCTAATTTCTCCGAAAGCAAGTACCTTACGCGTACAAATATCACTTTCAAAAATACCGTTCAAATTCTTATCTTTGATTCCTGTATACTGCAATAGATCGACCTCACGTTTATTAAAAACTTTATAATCATATTCATAATTACTCATTGTTAAATCCAAGCAGACTGAGTTTTCCCAAATAGTAGTGACTGGAAATACTTCATTGGTTTCTTTTATTCTCGCTCTAAATATTGGTCTCATTTCTATTCTCCTTTGGATAGAAATCCTTTTCCTTTGCATGATCATCACAAGCAACCACATCAATAAATTTATCCTTTGAATCTTTTTTATCTCTATAATGTCCGTATATAAAACCTTTCGTAGTTGCATCATCCCAACAACCTCTAAAATTACACGTTCCTAATTCCACTCCTAACACCTCATTTCGTACAAGATAACTATTTTGTTATAAAGTAACTGCTTCTGCTGCAGGTTTATTTTTCTCTAATTGTCCAATTGCCATTTGCAATCCTAACCAGTAACCAATTAAACGACGTGGCAACCTTTTGCCAAAGTTCCAAAGGTCTTCCAATGTGTCAGAATCTAATGAGCTGCTATGATAAACGTCACTTAACCAAAAATGGTAACCTTCCATAGATGAACTCTCATCAATTGCTGAAATAATACGATCATATACTTCCCGTCCGTCTTCTCTTGTTTCATTTATATCGTATTCCTTCCAATATTCATCAAGTTCAATTTTTGCCTTTTCTTCATCGAAGTTCCAACGTTCTTCACAAAAAGCCGTTAACTTTTCAGTGAAATATCCTAAATTGAATCCTTTAATATTTTCTAATGTTGCTGGACATGTAAGGTTATACACCGCTTCGCCAATATCACCTGAAATAAATACGTTATATCCTGCAAGAACAAATTTAGTACGATACATATTTGTTCCAGGCTTGCCCCAATAAATAACCTGTAATCCTTCTTCACCTTGAATTTCAGCTACATGATCTCCAAACCAATTCTCTCTAATATCTTTAGTTGCTTTTTCAACGTATTCCATTTTCCATTTCCCCCTTTTGTATTCAAATAACGCTTTTGTTACAAAATAATCTATCCGACTCTAATGATTTCTTTCATAATTACACACTCAAACACTTCAAAACATTTAAGAATGGCATCTGCTTTATTTTCAGCGTAAACAATACCTGTATTTTCTATGTTGTATTTATCAATAAAGGTAACGTTCCACATATATCCACCCCCAATTCTCTATAAAATTCAAATTGTGTTTAAATATAAAATCAGTAGACCGACTATTCGGTTTAATATATACGCATTTTAGTCCAATACGAGGATTCTTTAGCTCTTCTTGCGCACTCTTCCCTTGTTAACACAGGGGTTGTTATCGCCTCTTCTACACTCCATTTTTGCTTTTTTATTCTGTCACGTGCCAACCTATAGCAAATCCCGTTTAATGACGCTATTTTCATTTGTTCATCATTTAACACTTTGTTTTGACATTTAGAATTAACTTTCTCAGCTAACTCTAACGCTTGGTATTTATCTATAGGAGGTGTCGTTATCGCATCAATTATTCTCCAGTTTCTTTTTATTCTAGCTGCATATGTCGCTCGAGAAATTCCGTTTTTTAAAGCTATTTCTTTTACATTTTTCCACCCTGTTGCATTATGAATAGATGGTTTAGTCATCGCATCCTCTTTATCCCAACCCGAATTTCTAATCCTACGATTTAATAGCTCACGACTAATTCCATGCTTAGCTGCTATTTCATATTCTTCTGGAGTAACATAAAAATCATATGCAGATTTCATATTCCATCCCCTCACTTTTGCACAAAATTCAAATGGTATTAGTATCCGTTATTCTGCCGATCATGATTAACTTTGTTCTTTTCTATATACGCGCACTCAATCTCTTCTAATTTGAAACCTAACATTTCTCCTAACCCCAAATAATGACTAAGCAAAACATCCGCATTGTAAGCGGTTGGATCATCTTTTAATTTCACAGCAAGTGCATATATTTCTAAAAATTGTTCCGTTACATCGCAACATCGGATTGAAACCGGAAGGGTAATTTTCACATCCATGTCAATGCAAAGGCTTATAGCGAAATGTAATCCATCTACATATTCTTCGAGTAGCGGGTTTTTATCTATAACTAAATATCCGGCGCATTTTTCGCAATAATACCAATGGTTCCCTAATCCATGGATACCTAACTTTTCATCGATAGGCGGGTTCCCCCTTGTATACCCTTTTTCCTTACAATCTGGACAACTTTCTCTACTAAATGTTCTTGGTTTTCGATCATTACTCCAAAACTTGAACACTCGCCATTCTTTCATACACTCTGCCACTTCATCGATAAAAGCTAATATACGTAAATTAAATGTTTCTTCTCGTGTAAGTACCTTATCTTGTAACACCCTTTCATCAAATTTTGCTTGCATTTCAAATAGTCTATTAATGTTCATATATTACCCTCTCCTCACACTCTTAATTTTTGCTCCTGGTATTAATAAACTGCAGGCGATATAACGCGCTTCATACACATCTTTTGCGTTTTCAGTAACACTGAGCGTTCCTTCCATCGGTGGAAGTTCGTATTCAATTATGAATGGATACATACCGCATATTCCCCCTTCTCCTTGCGGTAATCCTTAATAATTGCTCCTGCTTCATCAAAATAAATAATTTCCCATCGTGGATCTGCTTTTGATTCATATGAGAGCCCATCATATATAACTAGCAAATCTGATTTATGATTCCCTACAATTGTGGCCATCTTCCCGGCTATCTGTACTCTCATTCCCATACGAGCAAACTCAACTTTTCTGTATTTGCACATTCTTATAAAGTTTGCTTCTTTTACATAAAACTGCTCCAAGTTATCTAGGCCGAGATTTTCACATTTCACTAGTTCTTTAAAAACAGGGAACAGCATTTGTGTTTTATTCTCCTTAAATTCCTTGTAGTACATTGACACTGCTTGTGCTTCTGAATGAGCAGCAAGCTCCATTTCGTGCTTCTTACCTTCTAATTGAATAGATAACCGATAACGATACTGTACACTCATCTTTTCATCCCCTTGTTTTTCGATTCCGCTTCTTCTAAAAGAAGTACCAACTCCGAAATATGCAATTCCCAGAGTTGGCGTTTCCCTTGTTTAAAAATCCCTTTATCGATAAGTAGCTCTATGATGCACTGCTTGTCCATTAGCCCTCCGGATTCACTCTGTCTTCCGCTAAATATTGGAGATTAAGTTCTGCTGCAGGTCGAGAAGTAGCTAAATATCCATCCTCTTCATTTCCATACAAAACAACCACATCGCCACTCACATCCAATTGCTCCACAACTCGAACCCACGCACCATTTGTATCTGTAGCCATGTCAAACGGCATAAAAAGATTGAATTTTCTGTTATTTTTTACAAATGATGCAGCACGTTTCAATTCTTTGACCTCTTCTGACGTTGCAAGCCGAACATCAAACATATCCATCGGTACCTCGCCACCATTGTCATAATCGTATTTACCTAATTTAAATTCTATAGCGTAATCAAATTGCAGTTTGTTACCTTCCACTCCACAACATTCAGCAATCCATTTCACTTTTTCATTTTCGAAAACAACGTGATTGCCTTTTTGAATTACAGGCCTCTCAACTTCGTAACCTTCTTCAATTGCTCTAGCTAGCTTAATAAGGTTACCTTTTTCAAACAGCCAAGTTGTTTTGAATAATTTATGAGCTTGTTTGTCTAATATCTCCCACATGGCGTTTGGTGAACTGGAGTATCCTTTCAAATCTAAAACCTCTGCAATTTCTTTCGGGATTTTTACAAGTTCTGCAGCCGTTTCCTTCACTTCACTCTCCACTGCAACAAGGTTTTTTTCATTTACAAAAGCTAGTCCTTTTTCCTCTGCTACAGCCCACATACCAGGTACCCCCGTTTCCCCAATTACAATTCCTACAATACGATCACACCCACAATTACATTTAACCTCTTGTTTAAATTCGAACTTTTTCATTTTCTTTTCTCCTCTCGTTATCTCAAGTATTTTTCTACTGATAATGGTTTAAATCCACTATCAAAATAAATTCGTAACCTTACTGCTTTACCACTGTCACGCATCTTCTTACACAACTCTTCTGCTGCTTCCCAACTAAAATTTTTCACTTTAGATCGTTTGTAGCGCCATAGTGCCGTTACATAATCCATAAATAAATCGAACCTGTCATCGGGAGTGATTTTTTTAGGAAGTTCATCTGCATCTTTAGCATTCTTCGGTATTTTTGCTACCACATCTGCAAAACTCACTTTTCCTTTTGTTTGTTTTACATGCGCCTTACGTATATCGAACTGTACGATTTCCGGCTCAACATCGAATATGTTAAGTTGTTTACTCATAACAGTTCACCCACTCACACTATTAGGCCTAATTGCTTCATTTCTTTTGCGATACCTTTTAAGGCTTTCGGGCTTAATATCACCTTTCCACCTGCTAAAGAAATATTATCGTAGCTAATTTCACCCGTAACAGCACATGCATTTGATACTCTATATTTTCTTAAAACAATTTCATCTTTATTAACAAACACTTCTACTGGATCACCTTCAACTATCTCTAAAACACGGCGTAATTCTATTGGTATTACTACACGTCCCAAATGATCTATTTTTCTTGCGATACCAGTTGATTTTTGTTTTCTCAAAACCACTGTATCTTCATTTCTATAAACCTCAATTAAATCACCATCTGTAATACCTTGTGTACGACGAATTTCAATAGGAAGTACAAAACGCCCTAAGTTATCAATTTTCCTTACAATACCTGTTGCTTGCATGTTAATTTCTCTCCTCTATGATTAATTTTTATATTCTTCACTTCATCACCATCTCACCAGGTTTAAAAATCAAATAGAGATAGTTGTTCGGCCTTTTCAATTTCAGGTGCTACTTCTACTAAAACCAGCGGTGAACATGCTGCTTCCTTCTCTAATACCGTTGAAACATCACCATCAAACCACCGCCATGCTATAAAACTACTTTTCGGATGGCACCCCAGAAACTTCCCATCATTTACCCGGTACACGTAGCAATTTCTATTAGATGGACTAGTATCGTATTTACTTGCACTTAATAAGTACTTATGTCCTATTTTTAAATTAAGAGTATTGATTGTGCTTTCTGCTATTACAACTGCTTCATCTTGCAGATCAATTTGCGCGGCAGCCATTTCCTCTTGAGGACCTTGTTTTATATGTTCCCTTCCTACTCTGTGTATGTAATGTCCATCCGAATCCGGCTGCTCCATCCTTAACTGAATCCCAAACATTTCACCTGGTATTACAAAATCTACTGTTCCCCAGCCTTTAAAAAGTAGATCTTCAACAAAAACTCTATCCCCTTCAGCAATCATACGAGTACCTCCTAGTTAATTTGCGGTAGTGCAGCAAGGTAATCTAATGCGATTCCTCTTCCTGGTCCACATCGGATGCAATTTTCTACAAAGAATTGATAAGGAATACTTTTTCTTCCTCCTTGCACTGCTTCCACCCACCATTCTGCTAGTTGGTCAAACATTAATATGTAGTGTTCTTGATGCAATGAAAACTCAACTAACATAAAGCTAATACCTTTTTGTTGTTGGTGTTTCCGTAAATATGTTACTTGGTGACTTTTTATATTTTGTAGCGGAAAATTCGTTTTATTTGTTGTGCTTTTCGCATCAAATGCGATTGATACTCCATTTGTTATTCCTTTATAATCTACGGTGCTTTTATGGTCATACCAACCACTTGCTATTCTTCCGCTTTTATCTAATTTTTTCACTTTAACTGGAGTTGCTACTTTATCAATCAACGCTACTTCTCTGGCATCATATTGTGCATTTGCAGTTTCTATTGCGATTTCTAAAGGCTTCCCTCGATTTGCGTAATTCGTAGCTTTTTTCACCATCTCACCACCTACTTACCATGATTAAATTTTTCATTATAAATCCTTGTTAATTGTTTATCAGAGCATGAATTCAGGTATTGCTCACTATAGTTACTATTCAAAGAAAGCAGGATAATCATTTCTTCCCTAGTCATTCAGGAACCCACCTTTCAAATCAGATTCCGGGATATAATCAGTAATTTCCCACTCAATCGCATCGTGCATTTTGTTCCCTTCTTTCCAATTCTTTGATAGCTGCTCGCTTCAATTTAATTCCACAAGATTCAAATCGTATAATCTGATACAGTTGATTTAATGTTGCTTTTCGCAAATTAATCACCTCTAGTATGTTCTTCTTATAAATGTATTCTTTAAGCAACATTTTAGTCTAAAAAAAAATTTAACATCTATATCCAGCAGCTCTGCAATAGCCACCGCTACTTTTAAGCTCGGAACCCTTAATCTAGTCTCTACCGTTGCATAATAACTCCTTGATATACCTATCTCAGAAGCTACTTCTCGTTGTTTCAATCCCTTTTTCTTGCGAGCTGTCCTGACATAGTACTTTCCATATTTATCGTCCATTGAATTACCTCGCTATTTTGTACGCTATAAGCAACATTTTTCTATTTGATTATACCGCCCCTTCTAAAATTTAACAACCATTTTATGAAAAAAAGCATATTTTTTCTATTCATCATCCTTGGAAATGTTGCAATTAGAGAACAAAGTCTTCATAATAAGAAATATATTGGAGAATATGTGGGCATGAAAGGAGATATGGACGTGGGCAAACAAAATATAGATAAAGACATTGTCTCTCTCAGTTCCGATGGTATAACAACTAATGAAAATAAATTAAAAATTGGAGCAGAGGATGGATTTGATCCTAGACGACTAAGATATTTGAGGAAAAAACATGATCTGAAGGTTGAACAAATAATAGAATATATAGACGTAGCCAGAAGTACGTATACAGGATATGAACAGGGACATAGGACCCCACCACCAAAAACTATAGTGAAATTATCAGAAATCTTACATACCACACCCAATTATTTATGTGGATGCTCAGACGTCGAAGAAAATATGAACGATGATCTAAAAGCAATGTTAACTAAAATGGACCTAAATTGGGATGGTCATAAACTAACCGAAACTCAAAAAATACAAATAGCTAATATAATAAATGGATATTTTCAATCTATACCTAAATAAAACCATTAAAATATAATGAAAACGAATAAATAATAACAATAATGATATAATCAATAATAACGATATAGTGAATAGAAACGAATAGTAATTATAATTGTTTTTTGTACACCTAATAAAACCATAGAAAAATAAAAAAAGTGCTCATGATGAGCGCTTTTTTATTTTTATTCCAAAAAACTTTATTTTTTCATTTCATCTGCCCCCACGACTAAATACAGGCAAATAAAAAAACCCGCTTATGCAGGTTTTTTTATTACGTCTTCAATTTCTGATAAAAGTGTTTCGGGAAGAATCCCTTCTAGAATACTTTCTTTCATAACATTTTGTAAATTTACCCCATTTTCAGACGTACTTCGGTCCTGGTGTTCTTTTAATTTATATAGAAAATCATTCATTTTTATCCCCCTACATTCATTAAAAGTTTAGTGTTTTTCACTTTTTAATAATTGCTAAATCCCCATAAAAACACGTAATGACACCGCTAAATTACGGTGTCATCATCAGAATATTTTATGTATCAACCAGCGCCTCCACCGGGCCCTGCTTCACTATAAAGCATGATGTTTTCTGCCTTTACTGACTGTTTCGCGGCAGGTTTATCAGTATTATTTGTCGGAATTACCCCAAGTGTAATGACTGTAGCTAAAATAAGTGATGCAATTTTTTTCATGTTATACCTCCTTCTATTTCAGTGTATATTAGTGTCCCAAGTCGTTAGAATATATTCTTATTGTAACATTATAATTTCATATTTAAAACGTTTTTGTAAATATTTTCTTCAAGAACTCTTCAACCACTTCTTCGGAAGCTCTGCATAGAACTTATTTCCATGTTGCTCAAAGAGTACAGTTGCTTTTTCGAAATACTCCTTATTCTGTGTGGCCAATCCTAAGTAATAATACATATACGGAATTGACGATTCATCCTTACTTTCTGCCAAACGTTGGTTTAGTATTTTTATAGCTTCCTCATTCCTGCCTAGCTTAATGTACAAATGTGCCATTTCAGCCATTGTTCTTGGAACTACAGTATGTAAATCAATTTCTGCTTCAATCTTGATAAAATCTAATGTATCTTTAAATTCCTTTATATTTCGTTCGAATTTTTCTGTTTTATGTGACTCTAACAGATCTATTGCTTTTTTAACCCATTTGATTGATTGGTTTACATCCTCATGTAAAAATGATTGCCCTAAATAGTGGTAGATAGATGCTGTGAATGTTGGAAAATCATTTATTAACTCCGGAGTAATACATTCCAATGCAAGCTTTCTCATTATTAGCACATTATTATTCATAAGATGTGCAATAATTTGCAGCTCTTTAATTCGTAAATCATACGCCTCTGTAATGTATTCATTATTTATACGTTTTTGTTTCTTTTCATTTTCTTCATCAAGATGGTCTTCAGGGGAAATCTTTAACAAACTGTTGTATTCCCTCATATCTACAAACGAATACATAAGGATTAAAGAATGTAACGTTTTTACCTCTGCGAAACTAGGCTTCTTTTTCTCCTTTAAAATTGCTTTCCAAAGTTCGTTTCCTGTTAACTTTCCTTTTGATCGTCGGTACAAATAATCATAAAATGTAGCACATTCCTTAACCATTGCATTATGATAGGACAAACCTTTTTGTACTAAAAAATTTAGCAAATCATATTCCCTTTGAACACTTGCAAATTCCATAGCTACACATAAATTTAATGGTTTAGAAGTAGCTGCACAAAATTCAAAAATCAGATGACGTTCTCTTTCTTCATCCTGGTATATGTATCGAATCATTTCTATGAAATCGATAAATGTAATTCGGCTCTTTCCACTGAAAATCTGGCTTATGAATCCTTTAGATACATTCAGGACATCTGCCAGCTGCTCATTTGTTATGTTCTTCTTTTTCTTATCCACGTTTATTTCTTGTAAAAGTGGCAATGTGTTCACAGCGTGTTTCACTCTCCTATCCTTCCACTAACTCCTAGAGTTGAACCCTTAAAGAGAGTATACCCTATTTTCCCTTGTAATGAAACAAATTATAAAAAATACTAAACGTGTATAGTATAATCTATTTAACCGAAATAGGGTGAGGAGACTTTATATTATGGGACGAATTCAATTCACATTAGCAAAAACACTAAACAATTTAAACGTGTCACCATATCGTTTTTCAGTTCTTTCTACAGTGAGAAGTAATACGATCCTAGACATGGTAAACAACCAAAGCAGCAGATTAAACATCTCTACATTAGAATTAATCATTACAACTCTCAATAAAATTGCTGATGAACGCAAACTAGACCACACTTACGATATTTCCGATGTATTTATTTATGTTGATTAACTTTCTTTATTTTAGCAGATAACAACCGAAAACAGAACACCTGTTCTTTAAAAATGTAAAATTTTTTTCAAGAAAACGTAAAAAGAGAGGGCGAATTTTACATTCACCCTCTCTTTTTACTA